TTTGGCGGGTCACCAGCACCTCGGATACGGTGCTTTTCAGAAGATCAGCGTTCAGTTCCGCCACACATTCGAAAGCGGAGAAGAGCCGCCGGAGACGATTCGTTTCATATTCTTCATTCCCCAGAGCAGCATATTGCTCTGCTGCAAGCCGGAGGATCAGCACTTTGGCGCTGTCCTCGTCGATTGGCTGTTGTGCCAGAGTGTCGTTCAGCGCCTCCTGCGTCTCAGAATGTGTGGCTGGCGTGGAACTGCGTTGATGCTGTATGCGTTCCGGACAATTTGCGAGGCCGTTGAGCAGGTCGGTGACACTTTGCTCCACCCGTTCAGATAGCGGTGTACCGCAGAGCCTGCGCAGCACTTTTTGTGCTTCCGTCTTTTTCGGAAGCTGGGGCTTGTTTGAGCGTTTTTCATTTGCCGCGATGAGCTGCTCCTTATCAATGAGCTTGGGATATCCTCTCTCTCCGGTGTAGCGTGTGTCCGCCAGAATACGGGCGATCATATTTTTGTTCCAGAGCCGTCCCTCGTCGTATGGGACATCCTGCTGGCGAAGTGCCTCGGTCAACTCATTCAAGGATTCTCCTGCGATATATCGGCGGAAAACCTCCTGTACAAGTTTCGCCTCTGATTCCTGTATGACGATCTCACCCAGAGACATCTTGTAGCCGAAGGGCTGCTTCCGGTTTCCCATCACCGCACCGTCCTCTCTATGGACTCCCGCAGCTCCAGCCCATTTTTCAGGCAGAAGCGGACGGAGTCGTTGCTCTCTATGATAATTTTCTCAACGAGTTCAGCAAACAGTTCCGCGTCAAAGCTGTCGAGGAATTCCGGCCCATCTTCCAGGATGTCTATCAAGTCTCGTGTTTGCAGGGCGGTCATGTCGCTCTCGGCATCCATCAGCTTTTCTTTTTCCAGCTTGGCCTGCCGGAGCTGCTTAGTCAGCTCATTGGTTTTGGCTATAAAAATGTCAGGATCAACAAGGCCCTGCTGCTTAAGGAAGGCCAATGTCTGATTCTGACTGGATAGATCTGATATTCTTTTATTCAGGGCAACGATGTCAGGACTCCAAAGCATCCTGCGATTGCGGATCATCTGGAGGTTTGTGAGCATCTGTTCCAGAATGGGGATGCTCTGATGCTTCAGCTTATAGTATAGGCGGCAGAAGGATTCACATAGGCTTGTTTCGGAAATTGGCATTAACGGGCACTCTTCACGATTCGTATCGTGTCTCATGCAGCACCAATAGTATTTACCTCTTTGCGGTTTCCTTCGCAGTACTGTCCCACAGCACCCACAGATAGCCTTTCTTGAGAGAGGATGAATCGTCTCCGATGGAGACTTCCCATAGTTTTCCTTTCGCATTTGGATAAGTATTTGAACTTTTGTGAAGACTTCTTTCGAAATAATAGGAGGATGGGTCCCTTCTACATAGTACTGCTCACGCGCCCCTGTATTTCTGTGCCGAACCGCAGGAATTGCTTCAGTTGTATAGGTCTTCTGCCATAAAGAATCACCAATATACCGTTCGTTTGTGAGGATGTAGTGGATTCCACCAGCTCGCCATGCGTTATTCTGATTACTAAGTACACCAGCTTTATTTAATTTGTAGGCGATCTGCTCTTTACTGATGCCGTTAAGATACCACTGGAATATTTTGCAGATAATCACGGCCCGTTCAGGATCGATTTCGATTTTTTTGTTTATGATTCTATAGCCATAAGGTGTGGAGGGTGGAAGAAACGTTCCGCTTTCCATCCTGCGCTGATAGCTCCATCGCATATTACCTGAGATGGATTCGCTCTCTTTTTGGGCGAAGGCGGCGTAGATGGCGGTGATGAGTTCACTGCTTACATTGACAGTATCGATACCTTCACGCTCGAAGCGGACATTAACACCCAGTTCCTTTAGCTCACGGATATTCTGGAGGCAGTCTTTGGTGTTGCGGGCAAAGCGTGAGATAGACTTGACAAGGATCTGGTCGATCAGACCCCGACGGCAGTCCGCCATCATCCGCTGGAAGTCATCTCGCTTAGCCACCGAAGTTCCGGAGATCCCCTCATCGGCTGCTGTACAGAAAGGACTAACAAATTCACGCCGTGCAGGATTCCCGGCGCAAGGTTTCCATCAGAGCTTTGATCTCATCGGCAAGGTTCAGCCGAATATTCATGCGCCCGTCCGGGTAGATGGTGACGGAGTGCAGCAGATCAGTGGAGATTTCTTTGGTAAGCGCCGTAATCCCGGCATAGCTTTTGAAATGCTCGATTACGGCGTTGCTATTGTCGTCGCTGCTGCTCATCTTTCGCTCCAGCTCCAAGACCGTGCGGGAGATTTCCTCCGCCTGCGCCGTCAGGGCTTTCTTCTGCGCGGCAAAGCTCTCACGGGAAATTTCACCCTCTACCAACCTTTCATAGATGTCTTGCAGCCGCTCGTCAAGCTGGGCTTTCCGGCTCTGGAGCGTCCGCAAGCGGCGCTGCGCCTGTTTTCGGTCAAGCACCCGCTGTGACTGCCTTGTTTGCAGGAGCCGATCTATGCTGACCGCGTACTGGGCGTAGACCTGTATGGTGTCTATCACAGCTTCCAGAATATCGGCCTCCGGGATTCTATCCTCTGAACAGTCAAAGCCGGTATTCAGCCTTTTGGTGATGCAGCGGTAGGAGCCGTTCTTTCTGCTGTCCCGCTGCATGGCGTGGCCGCATACGCCGCATATCACCTTGCGTTTCAGCGGATTGCCGCTGCCAGAAGTCACCTCATATTCCCGGTATTCCCGCATAACGGCCTGTGCTTTCTCGAACAGAGCCTCTGGCACAATGGCTTCATGTCTGTCAGGAACAACGATCCAGTCGTTGCGGGAGATTTTAACCGTGTGCGTACTGCCTACAATGTCCCGGCTCCGTTTTCCGAACACTGTCTTGCCAATATAGCGTTCGTCCCGCAGGAATTTTGCGATTAGACTGGCCGTCCAGAAGTTTTCATCCTGAATACTGCGCCACGGCGCTCTTGTGCAGCCTGCCTCGACTTTGTAGTTTTTCGGAGAGCTTACGCCGTCACCGTTCAGCGCCACCGCGATCTCCCACGTTTTTGCGCCGTCCGCCGCCATTTGAAAGATGCGCCGTACTACGTCGGCGGCTTCGGCATCTACCAGAAGATGATTTTTGTCCTCCGGGTCTTTGACGTATCCATAAGGCGCATAAGGACTGGGAAATGCCCCGCGCTCGGCTCTGGCCTTCTTTGCGCTTTTGACTCTGCGGGAGAGGTCGCGGCTGTACAGGTCATAGATCAGCGTCCGAAACGAGGTATCGAGGCTATCAATGTCCAGCGGGTTGCTGCTGTCAAAACCGTCGTTGACGGAAATGAAGCGCACACCGAGGAACGGGAACACGCGGGAAATATAGTCTCCCACGGTGAGGTAATCACGGCCAAAACGGGAAAGGTCTTTGACCAGGATGCAGTTGATTTGCCCACGCCTGACCTGCTCCAGAAGCTCCTTTACCGCAGGACGCTCAAAATTCGTACCACTCCAGCCGTCGTCACAAAATTCCAGCATTTCAGAATCGGACAGGTCTGCGTGGCTGGACACATATTCCCGAAGGAGGCTGCGCTGGTTGGATATGCTTTCGGATTCGTCCTTTTCGCCGGTTCTCAAATCCGCATCCTCGCTGGATATGCGAAGATAAATTGCCGTTCTCATACGTCAACGTTCCTCCCTTCCAGATATGTACAGAGTTCCTTGTATTCGTCCCGGTAGCGGAATACGATCTCGATATTGCTGTTTCCGTCCACATACACACGCTGGATCAGTGCCTGCGCCATTTCTCTGGTCAGGGTATCCGCATCCCGAAAGCTGCCGAAAGCCGCAAGGAAAGGGTTCTCCGGTGTGTGCGCCGCTTCTGCCGCCTGCTGGCGGGTCAGCGTTTCGATCAGCCGCTCCGCTTCTTCTGCCTCGGCCTTGTAGCGGCGTTTCAGCGTCATATACTCCTGCTCGGTCATGAGCTTATCCACATAGTTCTGGTAAAGGCTGTCATATAAGCCGTTGTATCTCGTAAGCGCTTTTTTCGCCGCGTCCAGCCTGCCTTGCAGCGTCGCAGTCTGCTTTCTGTATTTGGGAGAGCTGTTTACCCTGCGGATGAGCGCTTCCATATCAGCGGCGAGGGCAATCTGCGTCTGGATGGCTTGCAGGATCATGGGGATCAAAACATCCTCCTGGATATTCTTCTTGGGGCAGCTTGCGATGTCGTTGGTATGCGTCTGGCAGATGAACGTGTACCACAGCTTTTTTTCATGGCTCACATTCTTGTACCGCACCAGCGGACGCTTGCAGTCGGCGCAGTAGACCAGCCCCTTGAGGATGTTTTCAGTGGTTTTCAGATGCGTGAACCTGCCGAGGTTTTCAAAGTATTCTGCCTTTTTGCGCTGGGCAAGCGCCTGCACCTTACCAAAGGTTTCTCGGTCGATCAGCGGCTCGTGGGTATTTTCCACGACGATCCATTCCTCTTTGGGCTTCATGTACTGGCCACGATTCTCATAAAAGGACTGCCGCTTTGTGCCCTGCACCATGTGCCCGATGTACACCTGCCGGGACAGGATGTTTTTGACCGTCTGAACGTACCAGATCACGCCGTTGTACTTTTCTGTTTTGCACGCGCCGGTATTGTACAGATAGGCAGAGGGTGAGGGTATGCCCTCGTCATTGAGCCGCCTTGCGATCTGCGTGACGCCAATGCCCTCGGCACGCCACCGGAATATCTGCCGGACAACGGGAGCCGTTGCCTCATCCGGTTCCAGCCTGTGTGGGTCGTCCGGGCATTTGCGATAGCCGTAGGGTGCCCACGCGCCGATGAAATCGCCGTTCTTCTGCTTTGCCGCCAGAGCCGAGCCGGACTTCCTGGAAATGTCCTTGCTGTAGACCTCGTTGATCAGATTTTTCAGCGGAACCAGATAACCGTCCGCGCCCCGCTGGGCAGTAAGCGTGTCAAAGCCGTCGTTAACGGCGATGAAGCGCACGCCCAGAAACGGAAAAATGCGCTCCAGATAGTTGCCGGTCTCCTTGTAGTTTCTGCCAAAACGTGATAGGTCTTTGACCACGATGCAGTCTACCTCTCCGCGCCTGACCGCTTCCATGAGCTTTTCAAACTCAGGCCGTTGGAAGTCCGTGCCGGTCTGCCCGTTATCGCAAAACAGCCCATACAGAGTGAGCGTCGGGTCATTTTCGACGAACCGCAGCAGGAGGTTTTTCTGTCCCTCGATGGTATCCGCGCCGGGTTTGCCGCTGTCTTCCACGGAAAGGCGGGCATAGGCGGCAGCGCGGTATTGCTTCTGTGCCTGTGCGGGAGCCTCCGCTGCCGGAATGACCGGATTTGTCTTTCGTTTGGTTCTTGCCACTTATACCACCTCTCTGATTTGTGACCGGCGCAGGATATCCGTCTGCCACGCAAATTCATCCGCGAAGCGGAAGCGGACTTCCACGCGGTTGTCCTTATAAATAAGGATGCGGTCGATCAGCGCCACGACGATGCTACGCTCCAATTCCGTAATGTTCAAATGCTCCCGAAACTGCGCCATCCACTCCCGGTGTTCGCCGCCGTGCTCTTTGATCTGCGTGATGGTCTCCTGCAAGGTTTCCATCTGCTTTTCGCACTCGGCGCAGCGCCCTGCGTAGTTCTGCTTGAGCCTCGCGTATTCGTCCCGGTCGATAATGCCGTCTGCAAGATTTTCATACAGCGACATGAGCAGCTTCTGAAGCCGCTCATATTCCGAGCGCTTCTTGTCAAGCTGACGCTGTACCTTCTGAGCTTCTGCGGTTCTCAAAGGGGCGGTGTCCGTCATGGCAAGAATATCGTCCAGGTCTACCACATCCAGGATATACTGCCGGAGCGTTTCCAGCACGATATCTGCAAGTGCCTCGTCACGCATCCGGTGGGGAGAACAGGATTTATCCTGCTTGTGCGCCGCACAGACATAGTAGACATATTTTTTATTGCCGGAGGGGATAGTTTTGCGCACCATGCTTGCACCACACTCGCCGCAGAACACCATGCCGCTAAAAAGCTGGACGGCGCTGTCGCCGGGGCTGCGGCGGGTATCCAGTGAGAGCGCTTTTTGCACGCTGTCAAAGTCCCGGCGTTCAATGATAGCCTCGTGTGTATCCGGAACGACCGCCCATTCATTTTCCGGCTTTGTGACACGCTTTCGCACCTTGTAGCTTGGGGTGGTCTCCTTGCCCTGAATGAGCACGCCGGTATAGACCGGATTTTTCAGGATACGAAGCACCGCATTGGCCGACCATAACGCCTGTGGGTTCGCCTTGAAGGAAGTGGCGAATTTCATGCCGAGAGATTTCTTGTATTCCATAGGCGAGAGCACCCCGTTGCGGTTCAGGCGGGCGGCAATGTCCTGCGGACTCATGCCCTCCAGCTTCCACGAAAAGATGTCCCGCACGATATCTGCGGCATATTCGTCTACGATCAGATGGTTTTTATCTGCGTCGTCCTTCAGATAGCCATACACGGCAAATGCGCCGATGTACTGGCCGCTTTTGCGCTTGACCTCAAGCTGGGTGCGGACTTTCACGGAAATATCCCGGCAGTAGGCTTCGTTTATGAGATTCTTGAACGGAATGATAAGCTCGTCCGAAGCGTTTTTCCCACCAAAGCTGTCATAGTTGTCGTTGACGGCGATGAACCGCACGCCTAAAAAGGGAAATATCTTCTCAATGTACTCGCCTGCGTCCAGATAATTTCGGCCAAAGCGCGATAGGTCTTTTACAATGATGCAGTTAGTACGCCCCGCCTTTACGTCCTCCAGCATCTTCTTGAAGCTCGGACGCTCGAAATTGGAACCTGTGAAGCCGTCGTCGATCCTGACGGCATATTCCCGAAGCTCCGGGCGGGTTCGGATGAAATTCCGCAGCAGCTCCCGCTGTCCGATAATGCTGTTGGATTCCTCTTTATCCCCGTCGTCCCTCGACAATCGGAGGTAAAGCGTGGCGTTCCAGATTTTTGTTTCCTTGCTGTTTTGCATATTGCCAGCTCCTTTCCTCCAAAATTGTACCTGCATAGTGCATAACTGTCGAGGATGTCGCGGGGTCAGCCCTTCGTGCGGATATATGCTTCCAGTCTGTCCTCCAACGAAATATCCGTATCGGCAAAGCTGACCCTGACCACATATTTTCCGTGCCGGTAGCAGTAGGGATTGCCGATCTGACGGATGAAATCCAGAATACGCTCCCGCTTGGGAAGCGCCGTGTTGACCTTCACGTCGCGGATGTCCACCAGCGCCGCAGGGTCAACGGCGCGAATATCTATGTCGGATGCCGTATATGCGTCCATGCCATACCTCCTTGCCTGGGTTATTTCATGGTTATGACTGGATAAAGAAATGTATGATTCCGGTGTAACCGGCAGCGTGGACTTCATTACGGAGCCTCCATTTCTTCCGGGATATAGAGGCCGAGGCTGATTTGGAGGGCTTCATTGACGCCGTCCATCTGTTTGCGGTTGACGCGCCCGATATAGCGCACCACGCGGCGTTTGTCGATGGTTTTGATCTGCTCCAGAAGAACGACGGATGCACCGTCCATGCCCTTCACGGAGGAAAGCAGATAGTGCGTGGGCTGATGTGGTTTCTTGCCTCTGCGGGCGGTCAGAGGGGCTACAATGAGGGTCGGGCAATAGAAGTTGCCGGTGTTGTTTTGCAGCAGAAGAACAGGGCGTGTGCCGCCCTGTTCTGAGCCGATATAGGGATTTAAGTTCGCCAGATAGATATCGCCGCGGCGATATGTCCAGTTCTCCTTCAAGGGCAAGGACTCCTTTCTGTTTTGGTATGTACAGCCCTAATTTGTCCTCGACACCCCAGAGCCGTGGGAAATCATCAGGCGGCGGCTGGTTGCACCGCTCCATGGGATTTGAACCCCTCCGAGGATCGCTCCGAGCTGCCCCCATTGCGTGAAGAAGCTGTGGCTGGACAGAAGTATCGTTAGCCCTGCATACGGTCATGGCCGGATTGGGAACCACCCGATTTTTGCAGTCGGTTTTATCGCTCGTTCACGAAAGCTGCGCTGATTGAATGTTGTCCGCGCTCGTGAAGGTCGTGGCGCACC